ACCATCTTGACTTAAATCATCTCCTGCCTTTTTAGCTAATATTGCTCCTGCAGCTATTGGTTTACTAGATGTACCACCATACGTACTACCATCTTCATTTTGATTAGCCCATAAACCAACATCATAACTACTAGCAGGTTGAGTACTAGCAGGATGATTATATTTATATCTTTCTAGTTCAGATGTATCAGTATTAATTTGTTTTACTCTACCATCTAGATGTTCACCTTTTTCATTCACAATCTTATTATTATTCATATTAATACCACCTGAGTCATCATATACTCCTGTGTTTGTACCACCATTTAGAATAATCATACGTTTCATTTCTGGGTCTCTTTCACTAGCTTTTAAACCTACTTGACTAGGGTCCCAAATAAATTCCCTATGATGAGTATTAAATGTAGGGCCTATCATATATTTATCTCCCCAAGTCTTTATTACATCTTCACCATCTCCAAACCTTGAAGTATAGCCACCTAATTTACCTATTGTAAATATAAATGGAAATAGATGATTACTACCAAATAAATCTTCGTTATAATTACCACCTTTCATAGCATAAAACCATTGAGGTAAATTACCATCTGGGTCTCCATATTGTTGAGCTTGAGTAATATAAGTTTGAGGATTATGATTACCACCCCAGCTAGTTTCCCTTCCCCACTTATGTGTTTTATTACCTTCACTATCATACAATGTTTCCCATTGAGTATCTCTATGGAAAAAACCTCCTCTATGTACTAAGAAAGTATTTTGCATTGCTAAACAATTTGCTCTATAAGGTGCTGCATGTACACCACTTTCATTATGATAACCTGTTATACTATCTAAGTTATTTGTATCTTTTTTAAACGTAACATACAAACTAACTTTACTATCCGAATCATTATTAGAACTACCTGACTCAGCTATACTACCAGGTATCCAACCTGCAGGGATTCCTTTATCAGGAAACTGTATAAGATTAAATGGATACTCCCAAAAATTATTAGCTTTCCCATAATTAGTCCATTGTAAACCTGCTGAGGATTCAAATTGACGTTCAGTATTCTGAGTACTCCAATGAGTCTGCGCTATCCTAACATCTGCTAAAAATTTAACATTATGAGAAGCTTTTAAACCAATACCACCTTGTGCTAATAATGTTGAATCTTCAGGACCATTATTAATAAAAGTTATTACATCAGATATATTCATTCTCATTCTAAAACAATTTATAAGACCATCAAAAGAACTAGCATAACCACCACCATAAGCAACACTTACTTCATTCTCATCATCATGCCATATAGTACCTTCTTTAGTAGCTCTACCATAAAGAGGGTTATGTCTGTCAGGTCTATACCTCCACCAAGCTGCACTTGAACCTAAGTTGTCAGGATATTTCCTACCATTAAAATACCAACCTAATCCCCAAAAAGAATAAGAACCTCCATCTGATGAAGTATCAGCTTGCATTACAGGACATATATCTTCAAAATAAGTTTCTCTTGTAGGATGATATAATGAAGGTAATGGTGTAGGAGATGAAGGGTCATAAAGACTTACACGATAGTCACCTTGATTATCTTGATTACCTGTAGCATCCCAAATCATTGTAGGTATTGCATTATAATGTACATTACCTAAATCATAAGCGTCAGGATTACCTGTATGAGGATTAGGGTCAGGTCCCATCTCTAATGGAACACTACATCTTGGAGCATCTTGTATAGATGAATTTTCTATATATGTACTCATTGCAGTGCCATAAAAAGGACTACCAGGAATATTATTTATTATATAAAAATCTCTACTACCATACTCTTTCCAAGCAATCTTAACTGAGTATGCACCACCAGGTCCTGTAGTTGAACCTCTAACATTTTCTATTATTTTACATACTGATGAACTCCAATGAGTTTGAGTATCAAACTGAGTTTGACCTTTATGACATATAGTATATTTCTTAATAGGTTCTACTTGTTTTATCTGTACAGGTGTATCAATGATTTTAACTTCTACTACATCTAAATCAACTTCCTCAATTAACTCCATATTATCAAATACTTGAGTTGAAACATTTGTAGCTAAATTTTTATTTGAATATATAGATTTTGTTGATTTATTAACATCTTGTCCTGTAAAATATAATTCTTTAGTTCTTATAGCACAACCTGCTTGATTACTACTCATATTAAATATTTGTTCTATATCTACAGCTTGTAAAGATGTTTCACTCCACTCTATATTAGTAGCTTGACCTTTTGAATTAGCATGATAATATTGAGTATCAGTACCTAAGTATTGAGGTACTTCAGAATCATCAATAGGATTAACATTACCTAAACCTATCTCATAGTCATCATAATCATACATCCATAGAATTCCATCTATTTCAGGAAAAGTATTATTATATGTCGTAACGTTAGGCATTATACTCCGTGAGCTTGACCAGCTTCTGTTGTTACTGATTTACTTGTAACACAGTTACCACCAATTAATCTTTGAGCCATTGCTTCATCAGGTTTAATTAAAACCAAATTAGGATTTAAAGTTACTAAATCTCCTACAAACGCTACTCCATCTTTAGTATTAAGATGAGCTACACATAATAGCAGGGTTGCTGATACTGAAAATACTTGATAAAGACCATCAGCTAATCCTGATTCTATTGTAGAGTTAGCTATAACAACTTTATCATCTGGTTTAACAAACGTATCAAAAGCTGCGTCAGAGTGATTAGCAGTAATTAATACAGCACCTGTCTGTACTGATAAAGATGATTGGGTGTAGTTGCCTCCATAACTACTTAATGCTTTTGGAGGCACTACCTCTAAGTCCCAAACTCCTCTGTCCATTCCACCTGCAACGGCAGAGGCTACGTCAGCAGCAGAAAATATAACATCTATAATACCATTAGCAGGGGTTGTTGTAATTATACTACCTCCAGCACTAGCCTCATGAGTAGTCGCCATAATTGAAGCATTTACATCAGTGTATGCTTTCTTACAAGAAGCTCTTACAAAATAGTTAAGTAAATTAACTGGATTGTTATTAGCGTCTGTCCATACCAATCTTTTAGACCATGCTGAACCTTCATCTAATGTTATGTTAAATTTTGCACTTGCCATCCCTACTCCTAACCTATTTTAAAAGCGTTGAATAATGGTTTAATGATACTATCAAATAATATATCATCTTTCTTACTTGGGCTTAATTTTACTATCTTTTCTAATGTATAGAAGGATAGTAGAACCCATTCCCAATTTGTTGTTAAGAAATTAATCATTACTTTCTCCTTGTTTTGTTTATCTTGTCTTTAAGTCCATTACCTGTAAAAGCAGCCATTACATCAATTACTGTAGCTATCTCGGTATGGTTTCTCTTTAAGTCTAATTGCATTTTCTTTTGTTGGTCAATAAGTTTTATATTTATCTTTTCCAACCTATTAAATTTATTATGTATATCT